CACCTGTCCTACCATGGAGCTCGCACAATTGGGACATACCTTCAGTGAAAGCCTGCTTGATGTCTCCTGCACTACAGGCAGCGAGATTGACATGTTGAAGCAAGCAGGTTCCGCGTGAGGGCAAGTAAACCTCAAGACAGACGTTGCCATAAATTCTTTCTCCTTTCTCGTTATATTTTATTTTGTTAAGCCAGATGTCTCCTGACTTGATTCCGTAGATGATGGCATCTTTGGTGTTTGGATCTGTGGTGTTCCAATCTCCGGGACTGAGATCGACGCATCTTTTAATCCAGGGAAGTTCAGCCCTGGGAGCGAGCACGAACTCAACAATATCGGGGTGAGTAATATCCATATGGGCCACAATCGCCCCATTCTTATAGACCCCACCTCTTCTGAGTGTTTCATTTAGTGTAGAATAAATTTTTGCAAATGAGACTGGACCACTAGCTGTTAAGCCTTTTCCATTCTCGTGACCTTTCGGTCTGAGTTTTGATAGGTGTACTGCACACCCCGCCCCATGTCTAAGGGCATGAGAAGCAAATCTCCAGCTGGCTTCTATGCCTTCTGGACCTTCCATGCTGTCCTCAACGACGAATACCGTACAAGATACGGGTAGGCGTGATTCTGGGTTATCCAGCCATGACTGGACCCGACCAGTGCGGGAGATAAGTTCTGCGGTCATTAAATTAAATCTTCTAGGTTTGGCGGTTTGTAATTTGGACCCTTTAATACTTTACCATCTTCTCTATATATTGGTTTACCATCGTCTCCAAGTTTGGACATATTGCTTAGATGTACTCTGTCTAATGCCTCATCTAGAACCCATCCCATATTTTCAGCGTATTGGTAGCATACATATACTAGATCAGCTAATTCCTTTAAAGTCTCTGCATGTGGTTCGAAACTATCTCTCCATAGTTGACCATCAGCATCTATAAATTCCTTAAATTCCTCTACGATCAGATTCTTCTGATACGTACGATTGCCCATAGTCTGAGAGTTTTGCAGGTTGTATTTCGTACGGAATTCCTTGGCTTGCTCTGAAATAAAGGTCTTTTTCATGGTGGAGTTCGTTTTCTAAATAATGAATAGCTTTTTCTAAGTCTTGTATCTTGCTATCCTTATAACCTGCCCTGCAGATATACTTGATAGCATTACCGAGATGGAAGTTTAGTCCTTGTTCTCTAACAAAATCCCAAACATCGCAGGAACCTCGTTTATAGTAGGTTGGACCTTTGGCCATTTTTCAACTAAATTGGTGAGTGAATTTACTAGCACAAAGTTTTGTTTCTGTAGTGCTAGTAGTATAGTAATAATATCTTCTTTTACTTCATGTTTCGGCAGTAGTAGTTCTAGCTGCCTCATTTTGAAGTCCTGTTCTATTGTCAACTCGGTAATTGGTGGTGGGAGTCCATAAGATTGGTTGTTTTGTGATGAAGTCATAATCATTAGCTGTAAGTATACGTGCGAGTCTAGCATTAACTAAAGCATCATCTTCAGTTAAGCCTTTCTCTTTAAATGCTTTGACAACAGTTTTCCAACTGTAACCATGCTCTTCAAATAAGGATACTGCACGTTTTACCCCGATTCCAGGGACTCCAGCGTATCCATCGGTCTGGTCTCCAGCCAACGATTGGATTAGATGCCACTTAGCTCCATCCTCAGAACTGACTGTGAATATTTCATCAAGATTATATAACTGACCCGGGATTTGTTTCATGTCCTTATCAGGGGACACAATACAGTTACCGGGGTACTTAGTAGCATAAATGCCCATCGTATCGTCAGCTTCAAGAGTAGGTTTCATAATAACCTTGTACTCTTTCTTTAATTCCTCAATGACACGTTTATAGCCACACGGCTTCTTCCGATTGCGGTGACCTTTATATTCTGGTAAAATTTTTTTCCTGAAATTTTGACTGTCGGAAAAAAACAGTATTATATCAGAGAATGTCCCAAATTTGTTTTTAATTTTGGAAAGTTCTCGTTGTGTGGCGTTGTATGCATCAGAAAAGTTACTGGTAACAAGAATAACATCATTACCAAAATCAACTTCAGTTTCTGCTGCAGCGCACGATTTGTAGACGATGAAGTCTGCATCGCATAATAATTTCATACATTAGTGGGTGTCTGCCCAATTTAAACCATCACTGGCTTCAGCTGCTATTGGGATTCGCATTTTATAGTACTCTCCCGCCTCAACAGCGGAAAGAACAAGAATAGATTTGAGGTCATCAACATGTTCTGGTGTACATTCAAACTGTAGCTCGTCGTGAACAAAAGCGAGCTGACTGCAGCATAGACCCATCTCTTTGATATGTTCATTGGCTAATACCATCCATCTTTTGGCGACCGACGCTGCGCCGCCTTGTAGTAGGTAATTGAGGGATTTGTGCCTCGACTCAAGCAAGAGTTTACGGTTGTCAAGTCCATAAAGAAAGTTCCTCTCACTAGCTTTGTGTACGCCTTCCAACAGTTCTTTAAGACCTGGAATGGCATCAACATAAGCTTTACGGATTTCTTGCCCCTTCTTCTTAGCCTTTGACTGTGAAAGTTGTTTGTCATAAGAGTGTCCTATTTTAACGTCTCCGGCACCGTACAAAAATGCATAGGTGACGGTCTTGACGAGTTTTCTACTAATACCGATTTTATCAGCGTTTTCTTGGTGTATGTCGCCATGCAGGAGCACTTTTGCATACCTTCCTTTATCCCATCTTGCAAGATAATGGGCAAGCATGCGTAACTCAATACCGCTAAGATCAGCACCGACCATTCGTAAGTTCGGACTAGCAGTAAATAAACGTCGAAATCTTTCATCACTCGGCACCTGACCCAAATTTGGAGATCGATGGGCACATCTAAATGTAGCAGTTGCTACTGAACAATGGTGGTGAATTCTAGACTTCGTACATAGCTTCTGCCATGCGTTCACGCCTTCTGATATCATCCCTAACTTTTTTGTCAGATCCAGTAGTGTCAGAAAACTCAGAGCTATATCCGTCCCAATATCCTTCAATACCGTCTCGTCTATAACTGGCTTCCCCGTAGATGTTGTTGATATAGGTTTCCAACCATAATGTACTGTCAATACCCATGCTATATGATCTCTTGAGGTAGGGTTAAGTTCTTTTAATTTAGTGAATGGAGCACCTTCAATGTATCCAGTTCGTCTGTTATTTCGTTTAGGAGTAAATTCTGATCCTGCAACGAAAGGGTGCCTGTCTCGAAGTAACTTAGTAGTTTCTTCATACTCTTTTCTGAGAGTAGATTCAAGTTCCCGTGCAGATTTTTCATCAAAGTACCATCCATGAATCTCCTGTTGTGTAAGAATCTGTGCTACCTGATGCTCTAACGAGATCCAGTCAGGTATGGGAGGAAATGATTCCATAATTTTCTAGTCACTGTAACATCTTGCTCGCAATAATCTTGCATTTCCTGTGACCATTCAGACCAATCAGTAGTTTTACCAAAGTTTCCTTTGTACTCATTCAGTCTATAGCCATAAGATTCAAGACCATGACGACCGTATAATTGTAAGGGCATATGTTTCCACGCATGTCTTTGATCTATATCGAGTAAATTCGGATGATATAAGCGAGATAACAAAAGAGTATCAATAATGGTACCGCGAGGATTAAAGTAAGGGTATAACTTACGTATAATAGGTAAATCAAAGCCGATGATATTGTGCCCAATAAGAACATCAGCCACTTCGAGCGCACTAATCCCTGAAGTAATGGAGTAGTTCGCACCCATCGGCAACTCTTTCGGATTATCCGTGTAAGGTTCGTTGTTAAACGATTCGGTGCGGCCATCTTTCTCCCAATAGAGTGATATACAGTGGATTCGTGTAGCATTATTTAGTAGCCCGTTTGTTTCCAGATCGAACACCACCGTCCCAGTGGTATGTTTTGTCTTTGAATTTGGCACTTTCAATTGCCTGTTTACTAGGTGGTTTAGGTTTTTTCAACTCAGAAGTCGGTGCTGGGGTTGAAAATTGGTGCTTCCGTAGTTTCATAATCAGTAAAACGTGAAGTGTCTAAGTTAAATTTTATTTTCCCTGCGAAGCCTGTTTCGCCAGAATAGCGGTTCTTAATAATTCGCAAAGTCGTAATATCTCGTTCAGTGTCGGATTGGGAATTTCTTTCGAGCCCAACGACTTGATCGCTAAGTTGAGCAATTCCCGCAGATCCCCTAAGTTGGGAGAGGGACACTCTACCTCCTTCTTCGTGCGGAGTCCTATCATTTCCTGTTCTTCGTAAATGTGATACAAGGAATAATGATATTCCTGTACGTTCAACTAGGCTCCTAAGCCTGGTCATTGTCTGATCGATTGTGCGTCGTTCATCTCCATCAAGACCACTCAATAATATACTGAGGTGATCTAGGAATATAACACGACACTCCAATCCACTGGCAAGG